GGTGTCGGGACCTCCAGCCACAGCAGCCGCCCTGACCGTCTTACTGGTGGCGGTGGCTGACAGACGCTTCAGGACGCTTTCCGGAAGATCGATAGGCTTTGTAGTACGACCCTTACGGCGGGCCGCGGTACTTGCGCTACCGACCTCAACAGCCCCAGTTCGCTTGTTGATGATTTCGATTACCGCAGCCTTACGGCCATAGGTATCGACAACTACTCGACCCTTGGCGTTGGTCCGGGTAGGTGGATTCTTAGCCAGTTCACGAAGGTCGTTCACCACCTCATTGACAACCTGACGAGTTACCGTACCACCACGGGATCGAATCTCGTCCAGAACACGGAAGACCAGAGAGTTAGGCGCGTCTTGGACCGAACGCCACCGACCCGTGTTAAACAGGGACCACACATCGTCAACAAGGAACTCCCGTTCATACAGGGCATCGAAGCGTTTGTCTGCTCCGTTGATCACCGACCGCTGCTGAAGAGGACGGAACTTAGAAGCAACCTCCTCACCAACCTCATCACTCAGGGCTTCCCAGAATCGCTTGTTGAACGCAAAGCCACCTCCTCGACTGGTACGAGCCGCTGTGACCATGGCGCGACCAATCGCCTTAAAAGTGTCTACGGTCGGCTGGGCTCCGGTAGCCAAGGCCACTTCAAAGGCTGCTGCTTGCGCTCCATCAAGACGAGGAAGTTCTTGTGGAAGTCCACTCCATTCTTTGAAGCCCGCTTCAGCACCTTCCTGCAAGGCTTCATCAGCAGTACGGCCCCCAGCACTAGCGAGAACCTGATCCGCATAGGCGGCAGATTGGAAAGCAAAGGGCGTATAGTTGATCTCAAAGCCGCCCGGGAGAATCGCCTGCCCTTGACGGTAGAAGCCCTCTGCTGCATCCGCAATCTGGTCTGCCACAAAGCGGCGACCAAAGGCTACGCCACCAATCAAGCCAGCAGCCGACCCTGACAGGACCATGTTCTGGACAACCTCGCCAAAGGAGGGGTCGTACAGCGGATCAAGGCCCTGTCGGGCAAACTGGTAAACGACTTCTTCACCAACACCCACAGCCGTATACCTTGCTCCAAGGCTCAGTCGAGACACAGCATTGGCGGCTTCTGCGGCAGCGGCAGCAACGGGTTGGGCACCATACGATCCAAACGACCGTGAAGCCACCTTGCCAGCCATTGTAGTGCGGGTGCCAAGGCCAGCCAAGGCAATAGGCTCTGCAAGGTACCCACCCAAGGTCATAATTCCAATGTCGGCCACAAGACCCGTAGCGAGGCCAATAGTGGACGCTTGCGCCTGCGGCATACCACGGCGGACAAACTCAAGGCGGTCCTGATACTCGTTGTAACTGGAAGCCGACAGGACATACTGCCAATGCTTTGCCGGAATGGTGTCCAGATCCCTTTGCAGTCCCTCCTTGTTGTTACCCATCGAATAGGTAACAGGGGAGCCGGGGCCGACTTCGTTGATGCTTGAGAAGTTCAGAGGGTCCTTTATCTCGTCCGAAAACCAGTCATAGATTCCCTCTACCGTCTGGTAGATCGCACTACCCATACCCGATTGAACAGCCCCCGACAAGGCTCGTTCACGGGCATCTGAAGTCAGCATCTCAAAGTTGGGGTCATAGATCCCATCGCGGTTGAGAATGGCTCGTTCAGCCGCCATCTCTTCGGCACTCTGAGTAAAGATTGGACTTGAGAAAGTTAGTTCAGCCATGGTTTATAGTTGTTTGCTTTAGTTAGCGTATAGCCACTCATCCAGCCACAGCGGAAGCGACGATCTTTGTCCTTTAGTTTTAATTAGCAAGGGAGGCAGACGCGGTGTCTTTCCCCTCAGCATTTCATCAACAGTCTGAGCAAACAGGGCATTATCCATCTTGATGTCCTGAGCCCTGATAAGGCCGCTGCTGACGGCGTTTCCGTTCTCGCGCACAGCCATCAACACCTGATCTGCCCCCGGGGGCGACACGACAACCAAGGTTGCATTAGGGTTGTTGGGGTAGTTGGCCCGGAGCCACGCCTCAAGATACACTTCATCTTGATTAGGACCAAGGTTCCGCTTAGGAAGCAGAGAGCCACGGATAAAGACATTCTCTTCCATGACCTTGTCCATAGCGACCTTGTGGGCACTACGGGATGCCATGGGATTGTTGCTTACTTCCGTTGCGTAATGCCTACGGTATTCGTAGTCGAGATAGGTACCAGCATCGGGCTCAAAGGCTCCAGAACGAGAAGTAGCCGCAACAGCCTCCCTAAGTTCTGCGTATGATACCCGAATGTTTTCCCTAGTCTGTTGATCAGACCCATCAGTATCCATCCACTTGACGGGATTGATCTTATCGAAGTAGTCGATCTTGGACACGCCGCCGAAAGACATCAACCTAGAGACATCCCGAGCCACATCTCCGATCTTTTCTCCAGCCCGAATACGGTCCACAGCATAGTCCAGTTGAGCAATCAGGGCCTTACCGTTTTCCCCACCCGGAAGAATCTTGGACAGGTTCTGGTTGTTTTCGGTAGCCAGCATATAAGCCATCACCATGTCTTCGGTGTACGGCAGGGCTCCAACCTCACCAACGCCAGCCTTCTCAACGACCTGTGGATTCATCTCACTCAACAGCCCCTTGAAGGCTGGAGCGACATCCCGAGCATCGTCAAACTGCGTTGCCAGACCCATACGCATGGCTAGGAACCGCTGCCTAACTGATGCAGCCTCTTCCCGGGTAGTGGCCCTCTGAAGGTATGCGGATTCATACTGCTTCAGAGAGTCCCGGATCTTCGTGTAAGCCTGAGCAAGACCCTTCTTGTACTTATCTTCATCGGGGGTAAGACCAAGGGTCTGCGTCAGATAGGTATCGTACTGTTGGCGGGCTTCTGCGAATCCGGGAACAAAGTTGCTGTTTGGCTTAAGGGACTCACTAACTTCCCGGTCCAAAGTGGGCAGGATTCCGTCGCCATTCCCAGTACCGTTCCAGAGAATGGCGGTGGCGTGATTGATGTTCCTAATGGACTGGGCTTCAAAGGTATCGTCTTGAACCTTTGCAAACATCTCTTCAGCCTTAAACCGCTGCTCAGGAGACAATCCGAGAGTCTCAATACGCTCCTTATACTTCTTAAGTGCCGCAGAAGCCTCTTCGTCACTTTGTGCATTCTTGGCATCTAGAGCCAACTGATAAAGTTCGCTGGTTTGAGCGTCTGCCGTAGCCAGCATACGGTCTTTCTTGGCCTGTTCGGTAATCCGATCCAGCAACTCCCGGCCCTTATACAACTGCTCAGGGTCTAGACCAATAGCCCCAACACGCTGCTTGAGTTCTCCAAGCCGTGCATCAAGGTCCTCAACACCGTCGGTATCCGCTGCAAGAGTAACCAGTTCCCAGAAAGCGTTGTTCTGTTCTGTCTTTACTTGTGTTTCACGCTCACGAATAGCAGCCGCGCTAAAAGAACGCAAGTAGCCAATCTTGGACTCTTGCTCGTTGGCATTGATCCGCACCTTGCCCTGAGCAAAGTCTTCCCGAAGGGCTGCTTCGGCCTGCTCCACAGTTATTGCACCAGACACGATTTGGGGAGTCAGGTCCTTTTCAATCCGCGCTGCCAAAACTTTCGATTCTTCGGCGGACATCCGGAGGTCGTTGGCTTGGATCTTAGAGGCGTTCATCGCCATCTGAGTCTTGGCGTACTGAGTGCTGGACAGCGAACCAGTACCGGACTTAATGGCATTGAACATCTCCCGCGCAGCCCGGGGGTCATCCGAGGTCGCCATCAGTTCAACCAACGCATCCACAGCAGCGTTGTTGACGCGGTTAGAGGCGACACCCTGATTGACCATCTCATCAAGGCGGGTCTGAAGTGTCGTTAGGGCCTGCTGGCTGACCGTTGGATTAGGGCTGGTCCAATCCTGAGCCGCCCGCTGGACCTCTGAAGCCACCCCCGTCAGGATCTTCTGGGTGTTGTGTTCAATGACGCGGCCTTCATGCTTGGCCTGCATCGTTCCCATGAAAGGGTTAAACGACTCGTAGAAGGCCCTGCTCATGTATGACGCATCGCCCATGAACTGGTTGACATTCTGCGTGTACTGGTAGGCGAAGGCATCGAAGCCCCGGGGGTCATCAAGGAACGACGGGTCTTCGGCAACCTTCTGCTCAAGCAGGCTCTCAAAGTGAACCCGGGCCTTCATGGCCTCAATGGATCCGCTAGCCTTCTGGGCACCGATGGCAAACCACGGGTTCTCCGTGGGCTTGATCTCACCAGACTGAACCAGTTGCTGGTAAGACTTCCGGCTCTTGTTGACCAGATCCATACCCTGCTGGACCTGTTCTTCGTTCCATTCCTGCTTCAGACCGCCAGCAAGACGAGCCGCGCTCACCGACAGGTTGCTGAAGGCTTCTGCAAACTGAAGAGCGTTCTGGACCGTCTGCTGGTCATACAACTCCGCAGCCACCGCATTCTGGTTGGGCTGGATAAAGGTGCTGACTGGTTGGGCAGTTACGCCAAGGGTGGGTCGTGCTTTAGCCATGATTATGGTCCGGGAGGAACGCTGCGAACCCCGGGAATGAGTCCACTAGGGGGTGGAGGGGTTACTGTCTGGTTTGCCTGAGCCCCCACACCATCCGGAGTACGGAACGACTGGAGGGCACTATAGGTGCTGATACCCGTGGTAACACCGTTGATCAGCGGGAGCCATGGGCTGGGGTTAGCAGCAGGCGGCAGCGGGGCTGGGTAGCCACCATTGATGGCACTCTGACCACGGGCGTAGATAGCCTGAATCTCCATACCCATCTGCGTCCGCATATTACTGAGGTTTCGGAGCGCAGCAGATTCAAACTCCAAGACATCGCGGTCAAACTCAGCATGGAGGAGATCAACACTACGACCTTCAACCCCGGCAGCAGCAGTCACCGTAGTCGCCGTAGCCTTGGCCTGACGGGCGTTACGAGAGATCCCCTCTAGTTCCTGCCGGACCGCAGAAGAGCGTTCGATGTTCTGGCGGACAGTCTGATCGACCTGTGAGCCCACATCCCGGATGACTGCCTCAGCGTTCTGGAGGTACTGCTTATTGCCTGCGACCCCTAGACGGGCCCTATAGGCATTCTGTTCCTTTGCGGCTTTGTTCTGGGCATCAGCCTGAGCCGCAGCCGAAGCAGCCCCGATGGCTACCGCCGCTGTAATCCCAAAGTCACACATTTCGGTACCTCACAAACTCAATGAATGGAAGTCCCTGAACCCCATAGTGGGGAACAGTTCGGACAAATTTGAAATCAAGCCATTGCAGCCACCTGATATGCACGGTGTTGCGCTGGTCAATTAGGTTGTACAGTAGGGGGCTTTGCTGCTGCAAATAGTCCACCCACTTACGAGACTTTTTCAAGAAGTCCCACTTGTAATCAAACAGATGATCGGATCCCAGCATCCAGACCCGGGCTCCGATGGGATCCAGAAGATACCCAAACATAGCCAAGGGTAGCCCATTGCTCTGGGCCTCAACAGTAAAGCACTCCGTAGACATCCTGTAGCCGACCTCCAGAGCCTCTTGAGGCCCAAGTCCACTACAGGCTGCTACTTCGTCCCGATCAGCCTGACGCATATCGTGGGCCACTATGGCCGGGTCTGTTGGTCTGGTGTATCGAACATCAACCAGCATCTTCACGGAATCTAGTGAACTCGCCTTCAATTTCTGCGCTCAAGAACTTGGACGGGAGGTGAGAACTATTCCTGATCTTCAGGATCTGTGCGTCATTTCGACCGTAGATGGGAACCTTGAAAGTACCCGTAGTCAGGTTCAGAGTTCCAAGAACAGCACTCCCTACAACTTCTCCTGTGAACGGGTATGAGAACTGGTTCTCAGTACCCAGCGTAGAGACTACTTCAAAGTACCCAGTATCCGCAAACTGAAGAACAAGATATTTCAGTTGATACCGACCATTGATCAGAGCGGATGGAGTAGTTCCTTGGGAGCCCGATCTCAGATATTGAGTCGAGAACTGATACTCCATGGTGTACGGTAGGCCGATCCAGACATCCTTGTTGCTGTAATTACCCTCGACAACGACCTTGCCCGGGTTACCCGTATTGGGGGAGTTGTAGGGATTCCCGCCGATCACCTTGGCGATATATCCGTCCTTGGTAACTACTGAGATCTTTCCGGTAGCGAACGAGAAGGGGGCTGGCAGGGTGAACTCAGTACTATTAGTTGCGGGCGTATAGACCCCCTGATTGGCACTTCCAGAAGCATAGTACTTACGGGCATCAAGGTGGGTAATCCAGTTCTTACCGCTGGTGACGATGTCATTCAGACCAGCACCCATGCGGATCTTCTCAATGGTCAGGTAGCCAGTACTGGCGGTGGCTCCCGTTCGCATGAACACGACATAAAGATCCGACTCGACAAAGGTACACCACAGGGGCTTGCAGTAATTACCCGTGATTCCCGAAGAGTCAGCAAAGGTGAACTTGAACCAAGCCGATTGGACCCGAGTATCACCTCTAGTCAAGTACCGATAGCAATACAACTCGTCGTTTGCAATCAGCACGACAATGTTGTCGTGTGAGGTGGCAGCGATGTGCTTGGGGGTTCCTACGATGTACCGGGAGACATTGTCGGTCAGATCATTGGCAATGTAAGAACCGTCGATATTTGCCTGTGGGACCAGTTCACGAACGCCCGAATAGCCGCCGTTGTTGTAGGTGAAGAAGATCGAAGAGGCCGTGGCAATGGGGTTGACTAGGTTGCTTTGGTTCTCAAAGTCACCCGTAGTCAGGATGGCGACACTCTTGGGGCTGAAGATATCCCCGCTACGCATCACCATTTGGTTCGTAGGGGTGAACAAGATCAGATCGCGGTTGAATGGAATTGCAGAGGCAATCACGCCAACCTTGGATGCCGACGAGGCCACATCAATCGTATCGGTGTCCAGCAGATCAAGGACCGTGGTTCGCCAGAAGTTAAAGAACTCTGAGGTTTCGCTGAAGATCAGGTTCTCCCCAGCCATGAACCCAAGCCGACTCTGGTAGTACACCATGTCGTTGATCTTGGTGCCGATGAACGAGGGGTCCGGGTTGGTTTCCTCATCACCAGCCTGACGATTAGACCACTTGAAACCGTTGTACAGGGTTGCCGAACTACCCGTTGGAAGACCGTCGCCAACCGTGGGCGTGGTTCCATTAGCGTCCTTCAGCATGAAGGTGCCATCAGACTGCCGGATCAAGATCTTCGGCATCGTGGCAGGGTCGATTTCGTACTTGATACCGGGGGCTACCGTTTCAACCCAAAGTCCCTGACCAAACGAGATGCCATTAAAAGTCTCAAATTTGACCCAATAGTCATCGTAGTCGGCTTCAGGGCTTCCGGCTACCCGAACCATGTATCCATCGGGGGCGCACGGAGGAAGATCCTCAAACCGCTCGACGGCATCGATAATCAGCGTCAAGCCTTCGCCAGCAAAGTCATCTTCGGTCAGGATGGAGATATCGTTTGTTCCGGCCTTGATCCAGACAACGCTGTCCTTGTGAAGCGTGTTGGCTAGGTTGGCATCGTTATTCAGTTCGTCAGCCAACTCTCCAGCCGCGTGGTTCGTACCTAGGCTGCTATTTCCTGTTGGGGTGTGGTTAGCGGTAACCGTCGTTGCCCCGTAAGTGACGATGATTTTGTGTTCACGCTCGTAATTAGCCTGACGCACCCAGACCAATGCATTACGGTTGTAGTTAGTGGGAAACTGCGTTGAAGTAGTGTTCTTCAGGGCGGGCGTGTCGGTCTTATTGAGGATGTAAGTCACATCAGCAATAGTCAAAGCCACCCGATCAGTAGCCGCAGCAGTCCCCAGCCCGCTAAATTGGGGCTGCGTAAACAGCGTCTTTCGGTTGCCAGCAAGATCAAAGATATCCACCGTTCCGTTCTTGAGAATGGACAGGATGTACTTCTCGTTGGCATCCCGCTCAATCAGGTGGAAGAAGGGTTCATCGGCCTTGTTGGGCTGACGAAGAATGTTCTGGCTGTCCCTGATTGCAGCAACAAACTCCGTAGGAGGACGCTTGATCAAGCCTTCCACAGGAGATGGAACAGCATTGGTGATCGCGTCGGCTTCATTGATATTCCGAATCGTCGGAGGCTGCTGACTAACGCCACCAATGAGATTCGGAATCGGAGTATGAATGTAGACCATCAGTTGACCCAGTAAGACCCACGGCGGATAAAGGTCCTAGCGACATCGTATGAATCGAAGATGCTGTAGTCAGCGGTGTCCATTTCGTACTCTTGCAGTTTAGCCAAAGCCTGAACTTCATCGCTCTGGGTGAAAGAGTGCAGTTTGACCGAGCCGACAACGCGATCTTGGAACACCCTAGCAGCCCGGATGGCAATATAGCGTCGGGCCTCTTCAGGAAGTTCCTCGTACTCCAAGAAGTACACCTGAACAGTCTTCAGCGAGGTATCGAAGACAAAGGAGTTATTCTTGTTGTTATACAGGCGGTTGCCACGGACAGACACATCCTGACCGCTGATCGGATCGACATCGACCCGGACAATCGAATCAGCGACATAGATATACCCAGTCCCAGTCTCAGGAACCATCTCAATATCAACCGAGGTGTTGAAGTGCCACCCGTAAGACAGGACTTCCCGGGTGATCTCATCAAGAACCGAGGTAGCAATCAGGGCATCGGCCCGCTGCGTGTTCAGGCTGTTGATCGGGCTTTCACCGATTGAACTCAGCATGGTGTTGATGGCCTGAAGCCGGGTTGTCTTGGTAAGTGGCATAGTGTTCCTCAAACAAAAGAGGGGATGGAACCCAACTAAGGGAACCATCCCCCCTTTTCAACTCACAGACTCAACTCGACTCAGAGAGCCGCGTCGATAAGTTCATAGAGGCACTCTTCGCGCAGGGTGCTGTGACCCATGGCGTACTTGGCAACCATGAGGGTGCCCATGCGCTCCATGACATACTCGCTCTCAACGCTCAGGTCCATCAACTTGACCGTACCAAGACCTTCACGCTGGAAGGCGATGCCACGGGTCGCGGTGAAGTTAGCACCTGAGTAGCCAGCGTTAAGAGTACCGCTGACATCGTTCTTAACACCCGTGCTACCGAAGAGAGCAGACTCGCCACCCGTGCTTGCGCTTTCGTCAGCAGTCGGAAGGTGGTTGCTCTTCAGAATACGGATGCCAGCGACCGACATGATCATACCGCTGGCAACGCTACCATTGCTGGCATCGTTGTAGTCACGGTTGATCGCGTCCGAAGTGTCGTTCACCAGTTGGTAGTACTTGGCCGGGGTCAGGATGCAATAACGATCATTCGACGGAACATTCTTTTCGTCCATCTTCTGAGCGACATTGAACAGGGCCTGAACGAGGTTGTCACCCGTGGTACCAGTACCCTGCTGGGCACCGAGGTAGCGGGTTTCCGCGTTACCAAAGCGATCCGTGGTCTTACGGGCACCGATGATGGCCGTGCGAATCAGGGCCTTGTCAGCGGCGTAAGCAAGCGCACGACCGATTTCCGTCGAATAGATCGAACGGACATCGTAGTGGTTCTTCATCTCATCGATGTCAGCAACGAACACCGAGGACACAAGGACATCGTCAATGAAGATCTGCTTTTCAGCGTGACGGATCTTCTTGAGGTACTTGGAATCAGAACCAGTCGCCGGATACGAACCACCGCCAGCCGTAACCAGCGTTGCGGGGGTCGAGAGCAGGCTCTCACCCGGGGTGTGGTAACCAGCACCAGCCGTACCCGTGAGGGGGAACTGGGCCGACTTACCGCTGGAGATCGTGCGAACACGATGCAGCGGCATCATCACATTGTTTTCTTCAAAGGTGGTGATGATTTCACCGCTGAAGACCTTCAGGAACAGAGCATCGGTATCGCCCGTAAGGTTCGACTGGCCGATACGAGACGGCTGCGAATTAAAAAGTGCCATGAGAAAAAATCCTATGTATGAGACACGATAGATGGTTGTAGTAGCCAGTCCTCAAGGTTGTCCCTCGCAAGGGGCCAAGATTCCTTAGCCTTTTCATGGCCCATCCAAAGCCACGAAATGAAAAGAGCCCACCGGAATAAACCGTATGGGCTCAAGGGGAAGTCCGGAGTTAAAGGGGATGTTATGGACTTCCCGCCGGGGTTTCCCCGGTGTCTTCTGGAACATCAGCGGCCCACCAACCAGCAGGAATTTCCACCCGGTTGGAAGACATCACCTTAGTCCCGTCTTTCTGCACAACGAACACACGAGCCTTGACAGGTTCCGCCAGTTGAACAGGAGTTCCCGGAGGGACCAGAATCACGGTGCTGTTGCACCCGCCTACGGAAGCGGTCACGAACGCCCCCAGCATTAGGATCAGCGTTTTCACCTTTGACTTCCTTAGATGCAAGCCGTTCAATGAAGTGCAGGATCGATGTAACTAGTTGGTAGATCCAACCCATTACGCCGCCGTGGAGGCATCCTTGGCAAGGATCAGACCAAGCCCAGCGGTAACAGCGGCAACCACCGATGCAACATCAAACACGGTGGCCGGGTCGTTATCCAGCAGGGCAATCACCGCCGACGAAACAGCGGTCAGGATCGTGGCAATGCCAAGGACGGTAGTCTTCGGATTCTTCTTCATTAGCGGACTCCCATAGCGTTAGACAGGGCGACCCGCTTCTCGACATCCGAACGATACGCGGGGTCCTTGGCGTACCGGGGATCCTTCATGGCCTGCACGATCTCAGCAACGCTGCGGAAGGCACCACCCGACGGCCCCGTGGTTTCGCCCTGAATCAACTTGACTCCGGGGTTGCCGTTGGTCTGGCCGTAACGAGCCCACAGGCCCTGCACGGCAACCTTGATCGTGCTGAGGTTACCGCTGTCCATGATCTGGTTGAAAGCGTCAACCTCGTCTTCCGGCAGGTTCTCAGCGGCCCACGAAGTCATAGCCTCGTACTGGGATTCGCCACCAACAAGGCCCATCACAGAACTGAACTGCTGATCCATGACGGCCTTCTGACCCTCCACATAGGCACGGACAATCTGCTCCGGGATGCCCATGTTGGTGGTGATGGCCTGAATCGATTCGTCGCTCAGATCGCCGTTCTGGTAGAACTCGGTCGAGTACTGCTCAAGGTTCTCAAAGCCAGCCTTGGGAGCCTCCTTGGTTCCCACCTTCTTTTCCAGTTCGCCGTAAGCCTTAGCAAGGTCTTCGGGGCTCTGGAACTTCTGGGGAAGCCACTCAGGACGCGACTGCGGAGTTTCAGTCTGGGCCGCAGCCGTACCCTGTGCCTCTGCTACGGCCTGAGCCAAAGCGTCCACTTCGTTGTTGCTTTCTGCGGTGTCTCGGACAATCGTGACTTGCTGGTGATTACTCATTACTGTTCAAGGGCTCTCTGCTCGGCAACTCGACTAGCACTCTGGACCATCGTCGGAGCGTTCTGCTGGAGCATCTGTTGCTGCATAGCCGCCTGCTGCTCCTGCTGAATTTGCTCTTCAGTCTTGACCAGTCCCGCCGTGTCGATGCCAAGCGAAGCGGCACGACGGTTCATGTACTCTCGCAGATCAATATACTGCTGAAGTCCCTGCGGGCCCAAGATTTGTCCAATTCCCTGAAGATAAACATCAAGGCGGTTCAGATCGTTGCCACGACCCAGAGCATCGACACCAGTCACAATCGCCGGAGTCACAAACTTCTTGTCGATCTTAGGCATCTTCTTGGCCTTGATCATGCGATCCATAATGCGCTGGACCAGCGGCAACTGGAATTCCTGCGACAGGAGGCTGTAGATGCCACCAAGTTGCCGTTCGATACTCTGGGTCACCAACCGGATCTCTTCAGCCGTAACCCGCTCTGCATTGCGGATTGATGCCTCAGTCAGCAAGAAGGCGTAACTCAGGCTCTCGTTGATGGAGTTCATGGTCTGCAAGGCCACGCTGAAGTCAGCAGCCTTGTTGACCTGAAGCACCGTCACATCCGCCGCGTTACCCTCAATGATGGCCCCGTTGGGGCTCTGGGCGACCTTCTTGGGGCGGGTAGTCCCGACAGGATTGATCAGGAACAGGACCTTGGCCGCAGCCGCAGATCCCTCCACGATGCTCTTACGCAGGCTATCTAGGGAAACTAGGTCCCCGTAGTACTGCTCGACATAGGAGCGGCCATAGTCCTCACCATCCACCCGGTTCATACGCAGGGCAAGGAACGGGTTCCGCTCTGCGGGGTAGGTAATGGTGCTGTCTGGAAGGACGGTCCCACCAATCTCTTGGTAGACCTCGACCTTACCATCCGGAAGCACATGGCAACAGGTGTACAGATCCACGGTGTCTTCGTGGCTGCACATACAAGACTTGGCAATCTCCGCTGCTTCAGGGGGCAGCACAGCAGGAGCCACAGTCTCCTTGATCACGATCTTCCGGACATGGCCCATGGGATCCCGCTTGACCACATAACGGTCCAGACGGATGACCCGCATGGGGCCGTCATCGGGGAAGTACAGCAGGACATTGCCACAGACGATCAACTGCTTCAGGGCTTCAAACAGCGAAACCCGGATGTTCAGTACTTCGATCTCCTTGGCAATCATCCGCTCCATGTCTGCCAGAGACTTTTCAGCCTCGCCCTTGGCCCGGGGATTCAGGGCCTCTAGGTTCTTCGCGGCCTGCGGATCGATCACAAACCGGAAGAACGGAGCGTTGGGCGGCAGCAGGGACAGGAGCAGGGCACTAGCAAGGTTGTTCACCCCACGGGCACCAATGGACTGGTAGGGGGTTACGAACTTCTGCGACCGCTGATCCCCATCGTCGGGCATCAGGTGCGGAAGCGTAAGACGGGAGCAATCGCGGGCTCGTTCAAGGTACGAGTATCGCTGATTCTCCAAGTGGAGGTACAGAGCCTTGCCAGTTTCAGGCATTTACATTCCCGGGATGTTGGAGGAGGTCGAGCCCATCTGGATCGTCAGAGACTTCTTACCACGACGCTTGAACAGAGGATTGACATCTGCTGAGGTCTTTGGACGGCTCTGCGTCATGGGCTGCGCCTGAATCGCCGGAGGCGGGGGCTCAGGCAACTTAATCTCAGGGGCGGGCGGCGGGGGAGGTGCGCTGGGACGGCTGAAAAAGCACATAGTTTCTCCTAGAAGTTCTTGAACTGCTGTTCTTGCTGCTCTTCATACAACCGGAACAGGTAACGAACAACAGATCGTTGACCAGCCG